AAGAGCTGGAAAAACCGTGCAGAAGTGGAACTGGCCACACTCACGTGGGTGGACTGGTATAACAATCGACGATTGCTGGAAAGGCTGGGCCATACTCCTCCGGCAGAAGCAGAAAAAGCTTATTATGCTTCCATCGGAAACGATGATCTGGCAGCCTGAGTTCACAGATAAAACACTCTCCAGGAAACCCGGGGCGGTTCAGATCGCTTCTCTGGCGTATAAAGTTGCGCAGACGAAAACATATCTCGATGGTCTTGGCAAAGACCTTGTTGCTGAACTGAAGGAAATTCCAAAGCTAATTGATGCCAACCGCAAGACAGTGCGCGATCGCCTTGATGAACTGAAAGCCAAGGCACGCCAGCCTCTTACTGATTATGAGGAGGAACAGGCACGGATTAAAGCCGAAGAAGAAGCTAAGGCAGCAGCTGAAGCTCTCGCAAAGCAAATTGAGTCTGACCATGAAATAGCGATTTTGATGGATCGCGAATTTGACCGCAAAAGAGAAGAGGCAAGACTCAAAGCGGAGCAGGAAAAGCGAGAGCATGAAGAACGCTTAAAAAGAGAAGCTGAAGAGAAAGCCAGAGCAGAAGCCGAAGCAAAGGCAAAAGCCGAAATTGAAGCAGCAGCAAGGCGAGAAGCAGAAGCTAAGGCCGCAGCGGAACGTGCAGAGCGTGAACGCATTGAAGCCGAGCAACGAGCACAGCGCGAAGCAAAAGAGGCAGCAGAACGAGCTGAAAGAGAAAAGCAGGCGGCAATTGAAGCAGAACGCCGAAAAGCACAGGAGGAGGCTGAACGAATCCGGCGCGAAGCTGAAGCAAAAGAGCAAGCCAGAATAGCAGAAGAAAAAAGAATCAAGGACGAAGAAGAGCGTAGAGCAAAGGATAAAGCTCACCGGAAAGAAGTAAATAACAAAATACTTGCTGACCTTATCAAGGTTGGTGCATCAGAAGATGTTGCTAAAAATATCATAACAGCCATCGTAAAAGGCGAAGTATTCGCAACAAAAATAACCTACTAATAAAACCAACATAAGGAACCACCCATGATTTACGCAATCGCGGGAGGCGCTCGCATGGGTGCCTTCCAATTAAATGAATCTTTACTTGAACGAATCACCCGTAAATTACGTGACGGATGGAAAAGAGTTGAGGTCTTATTATGCGCAATGAAATAGCCATCAATCACCAGATGCTTCGTGCTGCACAGAACAAAGCAGTAATAGCCAGATTTATTGGTGATTCAAAAATGTGGCTTGAAGCAAATAAAGCGATGAAATCAGCTATCAACCTTCCGTGGTATCGCAGGAAATGAGTTTTACAGATAACTGGTCAGACGAAGAATTCATTCGTCAGATGAAAGAATTAATCGGTAACGAAGGAGATATTCATGTCACTTGCAACCACAGTGAAGGAGAGCAAGTTACAGAGACGCATGTACACGCAGCAGGCGTTAATGTATCGCCAGAATGGAGATCGTGAAGGAATGCGGGTATGCCTTAATTTGTCCCGAGTCGAAGTATTAAATCAGCGTTATTTCCTTGGGCCGTGTCCATTCTGAGAACAATCATATGAGCAAAGAATTTTACGCAAGACTGGCAGCTATTCAGGAGAATCTGAACGCGCCAAAGAATCAGTACAACTCATTCGGTAAATATAAATACAGAAGCTGCGAAGATATTCTTGAAGGCGTTAAGCCGTTACTGAATGGTCTGTTTTTATCAATCAGCGATGAAGTTGTGTTGATTGGTGATCGGTATTACGTGAAAGCCACGGCAACTATTACCGATGGCGAAAACAGCCATACGGCAACCGCTCTTGCACGAGAGGAAGAAAGCAAGAAAGGAATGGATTCTGCACAAGTTACGGGAGCTACAAGCTCTTATGCACGCAAGTATTGCCTCAATGGTTTGTTCGGCATTGATGATGCGAAAGATGCAGATACAGACGAGCATAAACATCAGCAGAACGCAGCAGCAAAGCAATCAAAACCATCACCTACACCTGAACAGGTTCTAAAAGCATTCACTGACGCAGCAATGCAGAAAAACACCGTAGAAGAGCTTAAACAGGCGTTCGCCAAAGCGTGGAAGATGCTCGAAGGCACACCTGAGCAGCACAAAGCGCAGGACGTTTACAACATCAGACGAGACGAATTAGAAGGAGCTGCTGCTTAATGGCACATTCGATTACTGTAAGACTAAACAAGCCCGCAAGAGAGTTTCAGGCCGGGGAAAATATCGGATTCAACATCCGTGCTGGCGTTCAGTATTACGATCGCCAGACAAAAAAGAAAGAATGGACAAACTACAGCGCCGTTGTATTTGCCAAGCCGGGAGCGCAAGCGGATTACTACCGTAGTGTTCTTGTTGAAGGTGGCATTGTAGAAATTACCGGAGAAAACATCATGGTTGATGTTTATCAGGGGCAAAATGGTCAATCAATCACTCTTGAATTACTGAATGCAAAGATTGGATTTGCAACTTCAGGAAACAGCCAACAGCAACAAAGTAGCAATCATCAAAATCATCCTGAATACGACGATTCAATTCCCTTCTAGATTAGCAAAATAAGGATTCCATTATGCCAGCGCCTCTGTATGGTGCGGATGACGCGCGCCGCTGTTCCGGCAATTCCGTATCGGAGGTGCTGGATAAATTCAGAAAAAACTACGATCGGATAATGTCGCTACCGCAGGAAACGAAAGAGGAAAAGGAATTTCGCCACTGTATATGGCTTGCAGAGAAAGAAGAACGCGAGCGAATTTACCAGACATCAATCCGACCATTCCGCAAAGCCACATATACCCACTTCCCTGAATATATCGACCCGCGCCTGCGTAATTACCGCTCACGCTATGGCGCTATCAGTAATGACTGAGGAATTTACCATGAGAGGACTTGCATACAATCCCGGCATTCTTCCGGCAGAAATGATTATTCGCCAACGCGTAAAGCCAATGCCATCGAGAGAGGAATTGCTTAAGAGAAATTCTTTTCCTTCAGTGAATCAAAACAAATATCTGAATGCGATGTGGCGGAGTGGCAAGAAATGAAACAAATGTCACTAATTGAGATGGATGGTTTTCTGAAAGGTAAATGCATCCCACGAGATCTAAAGGTTAACGAAACAAACGCTGAATATCTGGTGCGTAAATTTGCTGAAGCGGAGGCCAAGTGCGCGGAGCTGGCGGCGGAGAATGCGGGGCTGAAGTCTGGCGCAATGGACGAAATCAAGGTTATCAACCGTGGAGGTCAGGCATATTGCGTAAAAGATGGAGTGCAAGTTAATCCCATGTATGCAAGAGGGTGGAATGACTATCGCGCAAAGTCTCTGCAATCAGACACCCCAGCCACCGATGCTTTCCTGACCGAAATTGAACGCAAAGCAATCCGAAAGTTCATTAACAGCATTGAACACATCCTGCGTGACAAGCTGTCTCCGTATGACACCGAAGAGATGCTTGAGGCTATGCGTATTTTTCTGGAAGAACAGGGAGGTGAGCAAAAATGACGATCACAAAACAACGGGTAGAAGAAATCATATCCCGCATTGAAATGTATGGGCATGGTGCAGGGTATACCGCCGAAGAGGTTTATGACCTGGCTGTACTGGCGCTGAATTTATCAAATATCGCAAACCTGAAGCGATACGAGCTTGATATGGGAGGTTGCGACTCGTGCGGTCAGGATTGTGGCGCTGACATGACTGAAGATTCTGATGGCGATTATGTCCTGTTTGATGACGTGGTTAAGTTGTTTGAGTTTGATACAACCACTCAGAAGTTAGAAGGCCCAGCAAAGGAGGCAACCAGTGAGCAAGATTGATTACCATGCACTGCGTGAGGCGGCGGAGAAGGCTACGAAAGGTAAGTGGGCTGTTGAATTCGACGATGAGATTTACTCCACTGACGGCATAAACCATGAGCAAATAGCTATGGTGTTAAGTGAAAACGAATCTCGTGATGCTGAATTCATCGCCGCAGCCAATCCGGCTACCGTCTTGGCGCTGCTGGATGAACGGGAAAGAAACCAGCAATACATCAAACGCCGTGACCAGGAGAACGAGGATATTGCGCTAACGGTAGGGAAGCTGCGCGTTGAGCTTGAAGCAGAACAGAAAACATCAGCAGCCAGACTTGAGGCGCTCGACCGCACCCACAAAATGTTCCAACGGGAACAATGCAGGGCAGAGGCCGCAGAGAAGCGCATTGCAGAGTTAGAAAGTGGTTCTCAGGCACAAAAGTTAGTTGAAGCAATCATTGTTGCGATAGAAAACGAACAGGAACGTCTTTTTGATGAAGATTACCTAATGGATTCGAAAGAATGCATTGACGTAATTCGTGAAGAAGTAAAGCGATGGAATGATTCCCGCGCCGCTGGCATTCGCATCAAAGGAGAGTGATATGGCAACTTTGACAAAAAAAGAACAAGCATGGTTGAGCGAATTACAGAACGTTCTTGATCGCTGCCCGTCACCGAAAAAAATTGGTTTTTACACCATTGGCGATAAAAGCATTTACCTGTATGACCTACGCCGCATGGATGAAATCATGGAGGCTCTTGATAATCGTTCGTCAATGGATTGGTGTGTTGCTGTTCATGATATGAATGCAGGGTTTGATGAAAAGATTTTGTTCCCCTCATCAGTTGAAAGCACTGCGGGTTAAGGAGTAACACATGACCACTATTACCAAAGAACGTATTGAATTGTTCATTAAAAATCCGCTTGAAAACGGGCTTACCCGTGGCGAACAAATGGAACTGGCACGGATTGCACTGGCCTCGCTTGAGGCAGAGCCAGTTGGTGCATTCCACATTGCTGAACAGCAAGTTGACGGCACAAGTGACTATCTCAAGGATGGAGAATGGCCTATTGATAATGGGATTATTGAAGTCTACGCCGCTCCGCCAGTACCGGTAGTACCTGCTGCATTACCTGAGAACAACGATGAGGACGGGCATGACATTGATTATCTTGAGCCATCTGAAGTTTACGCGCTTGGGCGAACAGCTGGCTGGAACGCCTGCCGCGCCGCCATGCTTCAGTCCGGAAACTTTCGGGAAAATAAGAATTCGTCAACCAATAATTTTCGGGAAATCGCGGAAACGTCAACCAACTATCCGGTAATTCCTAGTGAGGTGTTGTCCGCAATCCTGAAGGTTGCCAGGATTCGTGCAGATTTCGATGATTTTGACGGTGACAGGCGAGGTATTGGTGATTGTCTGGATGAGGCTGAGCAAGAGCTTATCGTTACCATTAACAAATATGCCAGTCAGTTGGCAGCAGAACCGATAGCGACTAATGACGTTCGAGAGCAGCAGACAGCCGTTCCGCCAATACAGGCTGATGTCGCGCAAGCAATTGAAAATCTCAAGCAGAAGTTAGTGGAATGCAATCGCTATAACTACTGCGCAGATGCAGTTAAGGGCGTAGAGGATGCCTGCCACGCTGCCATGCTTCAGGGTAGCCAACCTGTAAGCCAAACTTACAAGTTGCCAGTTAATACACCTTGCCAAGATGCGCCAGCCCATATCTGGCTGCAAACAGCTGGAGTATGGCCAGAAGATGGCGAGTTAAGCGAATTAACGTGGTGCAGCCACAATCAGCACCATGATGACACGCTATATGTTCGAGCTGACTTGGTAAATGGCAACTCTCCGGTAACTCCGGATGGTTGGATAAGCTGTAGTGAGCGAATGCCAGAAATGGGAGAGCGACAATGCTATGTGTTAGCAGCTGACTTTAAAAACAACTACCCACCAAACATCCCCAACACTCAGGTCGGCGTATATGGCGACTGGTTTAATGATGGCAATCCAACTTGGGATGACGGTGATGGCGAAGACCTGTATCTCAAAGAGGTAACCCACTGGATGCCTCTACCAGAACCGCCTCGATTAAAGGAGCTATAATAGTGAACTATTATATCTATTTGTATTAAAAGAGTTTTTATAAAATAAATCTTCCAAAGCATGTAAAAACACTGTTAATCTTAACGTGTGTGAAACGTGAAGAGAGGTGTTGAAATGAGCATTCATGATTTGTGTGAAGATCAAGAGCAATGGGCTATGCAGACCCTTATGGGATCAGGAATTCTTGCAAGGTGCAGAATCCATAACGATGTAATTTTAGACAGCGGAAGTGATGCTTCTTCTGCTTATAAATTAGGAACTTACCTATATCAAAAAGATAATAGCTGCAACTTATTCAATACTCTTACTGAAGCCCGCGACGCAATAAAGGATGCATATGAATCGTATTGTGGGATTGATGATTGCCCACAATGCTCAAAATACATTGACGATTAATAATATGAACAAGTAACTATCCTCGCACTCGCGGGGATTTCTTTTATCTGAACTCGCTACGGCGGG